CCCGGAGCCCTGCGTACCTACGCAGGACTTTCTTTTAACGTCACCTCGACGTGACTGAGGCATTTACACACCCTCTTTTGAGGAGCGCCATTAATTTGACTTGTAAATGAACACAAAACCGGCCCCCAAAACTCAATGACGACAATCTTTAGAATTTAACACTACCCGCTTTTAAAGTAGGCTCTGTTATTTCTATTGAGGATACCGCAAAGTTTATCTTTCAAAACAACTCACTACGGAAGATAAGTGACCACGGACTTCATACAATAATAAAAATCCGTTTAAAATGACGTGCACAAGTAATTATTTAGAGACTCTTAGTAGGATATGCCAAGATGCGTTCTCGCATATCCATAGTATTAGGACAATCTCACTTAATTAATCACCAATCTTTTAAACTTGATAATAAAATTTGTATGAATGATACATTGACCCTGCGAAATAACCTTTTAAAATACGATTTAATAAGATAATAAAAATTGAATTGGGAACTCAATAATAAAATTCTTATGTCGGTGTTGGCGAAGGAAATTTCAAATCTATGACAACGTGAACGGAAATGAAACATCAGGTTTTTCAACTACCCGCATTTATGTAGGCTCTTGAAACCAAAATCAACGGTTCTTCGGAACCAAAATTTTAGAATTAAGGAAAACAAAAACCACAATGAACAAGTCACAATCACAATTAAGGAAAACAAAAACCACAATGAACAAGTCACAATCACAAAGAAAACCGGCCACCCCCTCCCACAATGACGACCTCAATTGCTTATCAAAAGATCAACTCGATTTTTTGAATGCCCACGGACATCGCACTCTTGTAGATAAGTCTTTCGCACACTATCATTTTGTAGGAGCTCCTTTTTCTGGACTCTATGCAAAGAAAGTGGATAGAAAGGATTATCAAACAAAAGTAAAACACAAACTCAAAGCCCGAACAATCAAACGTTGGAAGAATCAAAAACAAGAAGACTGGATTGAAATTTTTCGAGAATTGCCTGAAAAGGTGGTTCCTGAAGAAATGCCAGTACTCACGTATGTTGATTTGGAACAACTAGCAAAAAGGAAACAACTCGCGCAAAAATATGCCACAATGATTTACAAGAAAGGCTGTTACTGGTGTAATAGCAAAGCTTGGGGTCATTGGGGTCTTCACACGGAAACGGACTGGCTCAGTTGCCACTGCAGAAGTTGTCAGCAAGATTTCTATTTCCGATTTGGATATGGAATGAATTCTTACAATGGCATGATGGCAATTTTTGAGAGGAAGAAACGAGAGGAAATTGAAAAATTGGCAAGAAGAGACCCCTATTTGGCTTGGCTTCTTCAAAGCCAAGGAATTGAAATGAACCCCGGACCAGGAGAAAACACAAAAAGAGACTCAAAACGACATATGCCCGAACAAAGGACACGCATGGAAAAACTTTCAAATAAACATCCCGATCTTTACAAAAAATTGCGAAAACAAGCAGAAAAGCTCGTAGTTGGAAAAAGACAAGCAGCACAATTCAAACAACAAATGGAAGCTCTTAAACCAAAAGTTCAATGGGACATTCCTGTAACTTTACGCTTGGAAAGTTTCGAGAAAATGTTCCAGAAATTTTTGAAGACCCTTCCCCCAGAGGTGAGTGAAGCCCTTAAATGGACTGATATTGCAGCAGCAATATACGTTTTATTTTTTGATACTTCAGCACCAGCTAAATGGTTGGCGTGTAGAGCACTCTACGCACTTTTGGGAATTCAATCAACGACAGTTGCAGCTTTTTCCGCATTAGTTTTTCATGTTCTTCGAATAATTGGCTTTACTGAGCCACAAAAACCAGTTCTTCAAGCTGGTGAACTTACAAAAGCAATCTCAGTAATAATGACACTAGCACTTACAATAATGTTCAGACAAAAGCCATCTCAAAATAGAGTCGATGTGGCGCTTCACGCCCTTCGAGATCTTCCACCAACCTCTCACGGAATGGAACTTGTTATCAATGTTTTTGAAAAAGCAGTTGATTACGTCAAGAGTCTTTTTATAGGACCAAATGATCTAACACAGAACATGCTTTTAATCAAAAATAGAGTCAAGTTTTATTTGAGTGAGGAAGGTCAAAAAGCAATCTCTTTGAATCTCGGAAGCTTTACAGAATTAGCAGAACTTCAGCAAAAAGCAATTGAAATTGATGGCGAATTAACATCAGCATCAGAAAGAGCAGCATTTAGAGTAATTACAAATCATCTCAATTCATTGTATAGAAAAGCATCATTAACCCCAATTGCTGGACATGCAAATAGGAAACGTCCAGTAGTAGTTCATATTTGGGGAAAACCTGCAATAGGAAAGAGTCGCATAATTAAATTAATTTCAGCAGACGTAATCTCAACCATTTTGTCATTAGATGGACATCAAGATCAAGATCTAGTTGATAGAGTAGGAGAGTGGCAGAAGTATGTATATTTCTCTCCTGCAGGTCTCAAGTACGAACAAAATTTTAATGCACACTATTCTCGAATTTATGTATGTGATGATGCAAATCAAGTTGATCCTTCAAATAAATCAGATGGAATAGATTTTCCCATCAAATTAATTTCTCTCAATAATAGTCATGACCATATGTTGCCAGTTGCAGAACTAGAGCAGAAGAAAGATGCACGTTTTAATTCTGCCTTAATTTTAGCAACTGACAATGTACAGTCACCAGATCTTTCAAAATCAGTCACGTGCAAAGAAGCTTATTTTAGACGGCTTGATATATCCTATGAAATGCGCCTCAAACATGAATATTCTAAAGAAGATAGAATTGCTACAGGCGAGAAAATTCGTGTTGTGGATATGAGCACCTTAGAACGAGGGAAGATAAATACTCATATTTATGAGTTTTACGACCCCGTTCAAGAGCGAATATACACATACGATGAATTTGTCGCTAAGATAATAGCCCTTTTGGAACACGTTCATATGGCGCATCATAGTGATGTGTCTCTCTTTAAAGATCATGCACTTAAGAAGGTACAACACATTCAAGAAAGGATACAGAAAAAAGAAACAGAATCTCAAAAGAAACCAGAAGAACCTCAGCCAGGCCCATCTGGAGTCTCACTCGCAAGTAGTCTTGATGATATTTCTATTTACGATGCTGAAACGAAAGAAGTAATTGGCCAACTTCATAATGAAGAAATAAGAAATCGCGAATTCACAAAGCAATTAAAGGCAGAGAAGGAAGAAGAAAAATTGGAAGAAGGCAGACCTTTAACTCGAATGGAACAATTGGAAGAAAATCAAAAGAAGCAGCAAGAAGAAATGCAAGAATTGAATAAAAGATATAAGGAATTGCTCAAGACATCAGGTGATAGAGGACACATTCCATTTCAACAGCATAATAGGAATGTAGGATATCGCGAGCATACACCTTATCAAAGAGGAAGAGGAAAACCAAAACTTCATTCGACTGGAATCTCATTTAGAGTCAATAATGAAGAAGTAGATTTAGATGAAGAATTGCGAAATGTTCAAGCGCAACAAGAAACGGATGATTGGATGCCCTTCTGGCTAGCCTCTCTTGTCATTCAAATTAGAGCCTGGAATTGGTTCACGAATCTCAAAAATCGAATTTTCCCACCTAAAGAACCGCCAGCAAGACGATTTACTCGAATAATTATTGTCGCAGCTGGTCTTTTCTTAATGGCGTGGGGAGCAAACAAACTGTTTGGAATTTGGAAGAAGAATAAGACAAAGAAAGGAAGAAGTTTTATCAATAATGATAATCAAGGCTACAACGATGGAAATGCAAAAGGAAAGAAAAAGCCGCCACCTAAGAAAGCGCCGCCACCCGAATTTACGCCAGCTCGCTTACATAGGACGAATCTCAACCCACCGGAAAAGTTGTACAATCTAATCGAATATGCAAATTCAGCAAACACACAAGTCGCAAACACAGGATCTTATGCCATTCAAAAAGTTTTATGCACAAATGCTTATTTAATTCAAATTATTTTTACACGTGATCTTGATGGAAGAAGAGTAGGAGCATTTTTACGTGGATTCTTCTTAAAAGGATCCATATTCATCGTCAATAGACATCTTGTCTCAATTTCAGATAAAGAATGGCAAACAGCAACTTTTAATCTCTATAATGTCTTTAATAAGATCTACGATATTCCTTGCAGAGATCTACCGGTTATTGAACTACGACAAAATGGTGAATGTCATCATGATGTTGTAGCCATTGACTTTGGTAGGCATGTAAAGACTTATCCTGATCTAACTCGAATTTTTGGAGATGGAGGATCTTTTATCCCCCATGCAAAATTAGCAGATCTAGAAAGAAAAAGGTGTTCTGTTTTCACTATAATGTTGAATATGCAATACGGTGAAGAAAATGAAAAATTGGTCCCTACTGGAAATACTGCTTGGTATGCTGAAATACAACATACATATATCAAGCATGTTTCTGGAGAATGGATGGAGTGCACAGGAGCTGATGGAGAACAGTTGTATACTTACGACACTCTTGAATATGAAATGCAAGCCGTCGCTGGTTACTGCGGAAGCGTAGTAATAATGAATGATCCAGAGTATAATGGAAAAATTGTTGGAATCCACATGGCAGGATATGAGTGTGCAGACACATCTTATGCACAAGCACTCACAAAAGAAATGATGGATCATTTTAATCTCCAACTGCAATGCTCATCTCAAAAGTTCATTCATACTCCAGTTAAAACAGTATTGGACACATCAAAATTTTTCGTTAAAGGAACTATTCCTTTGGCAGTTCGATCAGTCGCCAAATCTCGAATTTTCAAAACTCCAATTTATGGAAAACTCATTGAATCTCAAAAGAAGCCCGCGCATCTTGGCTATTTTGAAGGAAAACATGTTGTGAATACAGCAATGTTGAAGTACTTGGAACCGAGTATCTCAACATCGTCAGAAACTCTCTCATTATTCAAGGCTTTATTAAGATCAACATTTTCTCCAACGAGAAAAATTTCAGAATTTGATTTGCCTACAGCAATAAGAGGGATTCCTGGTAGTACATATGTTTTCCCAATAAATAGATCAACAAGTCCCGGATATCCACTTTGCCAAGAGACGAAGAAGAAAGGTAAAACTGAATACCTGGGACAAGATGAAGAGTATATTGTTGATCATCCAAGAGTAATCCAAATGGTTGACAAGTACATTCAAGATGCACAAAACAATGAAGACACATCTGCTTTCTTTGTTGTGACAGCTAAAGATGAATTGCGTTTAATTGAAAAGGTCGATCAAGGAAAAACCCGCTGCTTTGCCGCAGCCCCACTTGATTTAACGATTGTAACACGCATGAAATTTTTGGATTTCGCAGCAAACATCATGGAAAATCGCATCTCAAACTCCTCCTTAGTCGGCATAAATTGCTATAGTGCCGAGTGGGATCAAGCAGCACACAAACTTTTAGGTGTTGCCCCTGCAACTTCACGTCAATTTATTGCAGGTGATTTCACAAACTTTGATGGATCATTGAACAGAAATTTTCTCTGGGCTATATATGATTTCATTGAGGCTTGTTATGGAAGGAGTGACGATTTAGTGAGTCGAGCCGTATGGCGAGATTTGCTTGAATCGAAACAAATATTTGGAAATGCAGTTGTTCAATTAGACCGAGGACACCCATCTGGTCATCCATTAACAGCAATATTGAATACACTCTATAATGCAGGACTAACGTATGTTGTTTTGTATCAAATACTTGAAGAAATTGGTACTGTAGAGTCCTTTAGTATTCAAGAAGATTTGATAAACAACTATGCTGGTTTGTATTATGGAGATGACAATTGTATTGCATTTTCCAAAGCCCTGGCTAATATAATAGAGCCAGAAATGCTGCCACGTAAAATGGCAGAATTTGGCCACAAATACACAACAGATACAAAAGATGGATCACAATTTAAATTTGAAACATTGAGTAATGTTAGTATTTTGAAACGCAGATTTCTTAAAGAAGATCTAATATGGTATGCTCCATTAGAGTTGATTTCAATTATGGAACCTCTAAATTGGGACAAAATAAAGCCTGGACAGATCTATGAGAAGAAACAACAAGTCGCAACGAATATGCGAATAGCAATTCGCGAATTGAGTCTGCATCCAAAATCAGTATTTGATCATTGGTCAAAGAAGATACACGATCTAGCATTGGAGGAAAATATTGCGTTGACTCCGGATTGTTATTATTCTCAAAGCATTTTAAGGAATAATCTCAAAAGAGGACAAGAAACGCCATTTCTCTTTCGCGATGATGGATATCTTCAAGCAACACTGTTTGCCAACACCTCACTTGAAGCAAGTGACATGGTTGGTGAAATAGAATGGAACGCATCAGAAGCTGATGCCGAAAGTTCACAAAAATCTCCTGGTATGCGTATTCACGCAGGAAGTCGCCAGGATGGCAGCCCCATCGAAGAACTTCACCCAAAAGCGCCTTTTGAAGTTTTATCCGACTCATTAGGTTTAATTTAAGGATTAGCGCAACACAAAACAATTCAGCCGCCCAATCAACGACGACCCAAATGCTTTCAACGATGGACCCAAACTTGGCACCTGTAGGTGACGTCCCTTTTATTGATGAAGTAAAAGACAGCTCTATTAGTGGACAACAAATTGTAACCTTTGTTACCGAACAAGCGCCAGATGTTGAGTCTATCCCAATGCCCAAGGACTTGAGTAGTGACACTTTGTCTATTATTCAAGAAACGAGAGATCATTCCATCAAAGAGATCTTATGTCGAGAATATCCTGTTTTCGATGGTGAGATTATTGCTGGTGGAAGTGATAATGACGTGCTTTTTAGAATTAATCCGCTTACACAATTTCTATCCAGAACAAATGTAATTAAGAAAGTTTCGCAATTTGCAATTCTTCGTACTAATCTAAAACTCAGAATAGAGTTTACAGCTCCACCAACAGTAGGAGGTGCTGTGATGTGTACGTTTTACCCTGATCTTGAATACACAGCAATAACTAGTCGTTTGCGTTCTCGCCTTCAGCGATCGCAGGCTCCTCGTCAAGAAATTTTATTAAGTACAGTAGCTAATTTTTATATGGATATTCCATGGATTTCACCGTTTTATGCGCGAAACCTTGTAACCGGCACTGGAAATATAGGGGAAATAGTTCTTTCGAGAATTAAACCTTCCAATACTTCCGCTGTCAGCTACAAAGTTTACGTGCAATGCGACCCTGAAACTCTTAAAATTGAGTATCCAACTTTCAATCCAATATCACTCTCAGCAGATGATTTTAGAGATTTTGTTTATAAATTAACACAGGAGCAAGCCTTGGCACTACGACATACTCGAATGCATGTGGATTACAAATTGAAATTTAGTAATTTAACAATTCATCAAAAGGAACAAATTTTAAATTGTCACGTCAGAATCAACAATAGAGTGTACCGAGTTGGTAATCTCTTTGAAGAGAATGCCGTTAATTTGGATTTAATGTCACATCAACAACTCACCACCCTTTTCAATGGAGAAATACCAAACGTTGATCCCGAAGAATGGACTCTTTCAGAGGAAATTCTAGTGGAAGCTTACGTCCCTCCATTGTTGCAAGGAAAGAGAGAGGTTGTGCAGCAAGAAAAGAAAGGAAAAATCTCTGGTTTGCTAGATGCTGGAGCACGAATATCAACAATTGCGTCAGGCGTTCCCATCATTGGCAGTGTAGCTTCGGTTGCAGCCCCAATTTTGTCAGTAGGTTCAAAAATAGCTGGCTTACTTGGTTTTTCAAAAACAATAGCAGATAAACCAATAAGACCAATTAGGCAGAAGCCCGCTGACTCACATTTGACAAATGAGGGTGTTTTACCGTCGCATTCGTTTGCCGTTACTGGAGCCACCACTGTTGATTGCCCTTCAGGCACTTTTGGCACAGAAATGGATGAAATGGCCACTTCATACATTGAAAGGAGTACAGCCATTATCGGAGATTTTCGCGTTTCAACTTCAACGCCAGTTAATCAAGTCGTTTATGCAGTTCCTTGCACTATAGCTCATTATGAGGGTGTTAATAATGAATATTATTTTACTCATCAAACGTGGTTAGCAAACACTGTAGAAAAGTGGTTAGCAAAGTTGATTTTTGACATTAATTTCACAGGAAACTCGTTCCATATCGCAAAGTTGCGTGTGTCTTTCAATCCACATGATAGAGGGACATTCGCAGTTGGAGATATTATGTCTTTTGACGCACTCGATTCAGTTAGAAGCAAAGTTATCTCCTTCGGTGAAGACATTCCAAATAATTCGATCATGATTGAGGAAGTTTCGACGACTACGATGAAGTTAGTTCCATCAACGCGAAATGCAGCTGGTCAGGCCTCTATTGCCACTTATGAAGCAAACAGATACAGAGAAGAATGTAGTTACGGCATGTTGTACGTTACTGTGGAAGTTCCATTTAAAGCTACTTCCACCATAGTCGCACCATATGCAGATTTCTATGTTACGTTCTCGACACAAGATCTTGTTTTGTCTCATCCGATTGCTCATCTGCCTTTCGCTCCTCTTTTGCAAGGTTTGAGATCAACCATAACAGAGAAATCTGTTAAAGCATCGAGGTCAGAAAGATTTGAACTAAAGTCATCGGACTACTTGTCAGGCACTGCTGCAGGTGCTAAAGTAGGGAATTATTTGTTAAGTTGCGGAGATAAAATCGAAAGCATTAAAAACTTGCTAAATGCATTTTATGTATTTTGTCCTGTTATTAGTGTACAACCATCACAGAGTTTAATGATTTTGCCATATGCCTCTAGAAGGATACAGGGTCAAACGACAGCACAGCAATATCGACATACGGATGCTGTTGATTATTTCATGTGTGGTTATGGTTTCTATAAAGGAAGCATGAATATTCGTGTTTCAAACTTAGTACCTGGTCAACCATTAGGTGAAATAAATCTTCAAAGCCCCGTCAATAATTTCATCAATGCATCGTTTAGTCCTGCTCTGAATCATCAGCTTGGGTATGCCTTGTCTTCAACGACAGCATTAGCTCGTAGCGGTTCTAGAGCTATTCCAATATTCTCTGAAGAATGCGTCTCTGATATAAATATTCCCTATTATAGCCCCTTCAACATTTCAAGAGTTGCCACAAGTGGTTTGTCCGAATTTGAACAAGGACGCTTAGATAATAGGCTAATTATTCAACCATTTACAACTCAATCCTACCGAATTTATCGTGCTGTTGGTGATGATTTTCATCTTGGTACGCTAACATCTTTACCACCTTTCGGTCTGGATACACTCAATATCCTAATCCCATAAGTCGGTCTTATCTGAAGTTTATAAGGTCGCAAGAACCAAGTGTTCCCAAAAGCCACGAAGTGGAGATGGGTTCGAGCCCCATGGTGCCATAAGTTTAAAAACTCAATGGTTTACTCCTAATCTCGTGTCACTTTTGATTTAAAGTAAATACGGTTCTTTTAAATTTAAAACGTTCG